CTGACTCTACAGATACCATAGAGTTTTATTGTGTAGTACCTCAAGCAGATTTATCTTCAGATGCTACAGTGCTCTCGTGTCCAGCAGAGCCTGTTATACTTGGGGCATATGCTAAAGCAGTTTCAGAACGAGGAGAAGATGGAGGGCAATTATTTGCAGAAGCTGATAAAGCCTATCGTGACGCATTGCACAATGCTATTGCTTGGGATGGTGCATCTATTCACGAAGAGATGAGTTGGATACCAGTATAATGGCGCAACCTCTAGCATCATTAACAGTACCATCTCCCGGTTTTAAAGGGTTATTTACTCAACAACAAGCAGTAAACCGAGAACCTGACTGTGCTTTAAAAGCTAATAATTGCATCTTTGATGTTCATAACAGATTAGCAGCTAGAAAAGGATATAACAAACTAACAGACTCTGCACTTAGTGGTACACCAGATATAGAACAAGTATTTGAATACGAAAAAGACAAAGACACTACATTTGTTATTTCTACCGCTACAGTTTCTTCTGCAAAAAAGATATTTCACGGCACTACTACTCTTAATGATATCACAGGAGGAGTAGCTTCTGTAGGTAACAACTGGCAATTTGTAAACTTTAATGGGAAAGTAGTAGGAGTTCAACAAGGCGAAAATCCTATTGTGTGGTCAGGCACTAGTAATTTTGCAGATATATCGGCAGCATCTGGCGCAGTACCTACAGGTAATTGTGTGGCCTCTGTGCACGGACGTTTGTTTGTAGCAGATGCAAATAAAACAGATATAAAATACTGTGCTTCTTTAGATGAAACACACTGGGCTACAGGTGGCGGAACAATAGACACTAACATTTATTGGCCTAACGGTACAGATTTTATTGTAGCTATAGCAGAATTTAACAACCAGCTAGTTGTATTTGGAAGACACTCTATTCTTATTTGGAGTGGTATGCATGACCCAAGCACTACCCCCACATTATCAGATATTATTGAAGGTGTAGGGTGCATAGCAAGAGATTCAGTGCAAGCTGTAGGAGACGATTTAATATTCTTAGACGACTCAGGTGTCAGGTCTTTACTTAGAAGTGTTGAATTAAAAAGCCAGCCATTAAAAGATTTGTCTAAAAATATAAGATCAGATTTACTTGCATCGGTTCAAGCAATTACAGATAAAGGTAAAATTAAAGCTGCACATAATCCTATTGATGGCTTTTATATACTTGTTGTTCCGGGACCAGTGGACGAGACTTGGGTATTTGATACTAAACAATCTTTAGCTGATATGTCAGCAAGAGTTACTAGGTGGGATAGTATTGTTATTAATTCTACATACTATAGTCCAACAGATGAATTACTTTACTTTGGTGGAGAAGGGACTATAGGAAAATACGACGGTTATCAAGATATTACTAGTAGCTATACAATGGACTTTGAATCTACTTTTGTAGATTTTGACACTACAAATTTTAAAGTATTAAAAAGAATGCGAGCAGTTGTTACTGGTGGTGCGGGAGCACAAGTAAGTTTTAAATGGAAAGTAGATTTTGAAGAAACTTCCGACAGTGCTGCTGTCAATGTACCGGCCAGTACAGCGTCTCTTTGGGGAACAGGTTTATGGGGAACTTCCAAATGGGGAGATTCTGATACTACTATTAGAAATCTGTCTGTAAATGCTAGTAGGGTAGGACAACACATTAGTTTTGGATTATCTACACCTATTAATGGAGAACCATTTTCAATACAGAAGATTGACTTAATAGCTAAACAAGGAAGGACAAACAGATAATGGCAGACTATACACAAGCAACTGACTTTTCAGCAAAAGACGCACTTGCATCAGATAATCCTTCTAAAAAGATTTTAGGTTCGGATGTAGATGCAGAACTTGCACTTATATCTACAGCTATTGCTAGTAAAGCTGAATTAGCTACAGCAGAGACTGTAACTGCTGACTGGATCTTTTCAGAGGAAGTTACCTTTCAAAAAGAAGTAACATTTAAACAGGGGTCTGATGTCGCCTCCGCTAATTCAATGACACTTGGTGATGGTACATATTTTGATATTACTGG